TGCCTGAAAAATATTTTACTACACCTTCAACATAACCAATCTTTCTTTGATTAATTGTTGGGTCAATAAACATTGAATTAGCGTCACCTTGTTTATAACCTTTTTTATGTGATAAAGTTATATGAGCGTCACCGTCATCATGTCTTTTGATGTATTTGTCTGTATTAATATCAATCATCTTACCTACCCATAAAGCGTCAATAGCATTGTTTGATCTATAACCTTCAATCATAGCACCGACTTTATGACCGACTAATTTTTTGTATTTGTTGTAAATTCTTTTTGATGGTTTATATGCAAGTGTAATGTGATCTGATACAACAATAGGAAATGTTGCTTTTGTAGATACTAGTTTTGAGTCGTTCTTATTTAAGGCAACTGCAAAATAACCATTCATTTTTTCTCTCATATAGTATTACTATAACATAAAACGCCCAATAAGTCAAGCGTCAAAAACCCTTATTTTACAAGGGTTATAGAAGAACAAAACGAGAACATTTACTGATTCGCCCCATATTTCGCAATATAATATGAATCTACAATGTCGGTTACTGGATTATTGAGTTTAGATAGGTCAAGTTTATTGACTAAATTTATACCTGTATCTGCGATAAACTGATCATACATCTTTTGTTTATCTGCATTACCTTTACCTGTAGCATTCTTTTTGATTTGCCCAGGCACTATTACTTGAAATCGTTTATTGAGTTTATAGAGTTTATGTTTAAGGGTTCCCATATTCTCTGCTAGGTTGAATACTAAACCCTTTGATCCATATGAGTAGCCTTCTATAAAAATATTACCAATAGCAGTATCAATAATAGAAAGCGCCCAATTCGATATTTGGTCGTGTCGTTGTTGCTCGGAGGTATAGGGTAGATGTAGTCTGCCATTTATATTACCAAAGTCACCTTCATATTTTTTCACATTTGTTAAATAATATATCTTACAATTATCAAACTTGAAGTCACCTCTACATACACATATAGCGGGACTACTTAAACTATAATCAATTCCAATTATCTTCTTCTTCTTCATTCTCAAAAATCGCATCCTCTTCATCTATTGAAGTATCGAACCCACAGAAAGGACAAGTGTTGGGTTCTGCGTCATCATCTGACCACTTTACCCAATACCCTACATCACAATTCTTACAGGATATGTATATCTTTTTATCGTTATCGTCTGCCATTAGAGTTTGAAAGTTTTAAATTGATCTTTTTTAACATCTTGTTTTACGCCACCGATAACATAACTTTCTATTTCAGTTTCTTGTGGTGCGTTTTGAAGTGATCTACTATTAAACCAATGTTGAGTCCAAGGTAATGGATTGTTTGCACTTGATTGTTCATACTTTTGCTCTAATCCTATTACTCTCATTCGTCTATTTGCAATATACTCTACATATTGATGTAATAGTTTTTCTGAAAGGCCGATCATTGAACCTTTAGAAAATAGATAACTTGCCCAATCTTTTTCTTGCTGAACAGCGTCATCATAGATTTTATAAACATCTTTTTGTGTATCTTTAATTACCTTATTCATCACCTTATCATTCTCTTTTGTAAGATACGCTTTAATTATTTGTTGCGACATTGCAAGGTGTTGTGATTCATCTCTTGCAATTAGTGATAATATTTTTGCACTACCTTCCATAAGTTTTAATTCACCAAAAGCAAATGAACAAGCAAACGATACATAGAATCTTAAACCTTCTAATACATTGACCGTCACTAATGCAAGCCATAATGCTTTCTTTAACTCATACATATCAACAGACTTTGGATCTAGTTGATATTTGTAACCTAGATTGATTAGTTTATCATATGCCTCGGTTACTGCTTTTGATCTTTCTTCTATCTTCTTATCTTCAATAATAGTATCAAAAACATCTGCTGGATTAGCATATAAGTTTTTGATGATGTATGTATAACTTCTACTATGAATTGTTTCCATAAAGTCCCATGCAACAATGGCACCTTCTAATTCAGGATTTGTGCAAAATGGTAAGAAAGCAAGACATGGTCCTCTACCTTGAACACTATCTAACATTGTTTGATATTTAAGATTAGAAGTAAATATAAATTTCTGTGCTTCTGATAATTGAGCATAGTCGTTTCTATCTTTCTGTAAAGATACTTCTTCTGGTCGCCAGAAGAAACCTAGTTGCTGTTGTGCTAATCTATCAAATATAGGATACTTCATTGTATCATATCTTTGAACAGCAAGGTCTTCACCAAAGAATAGTGGTTGTTTAAGTGTGTCTAAACCTTTTGCTTTATTAAATACCGTTTTCATTAAATTGTGCAAGATTCACAATTCTCTTGTGAATCACCTTCTACTTTCTTTTCTTCAGGAACATTGTCTTGCCAACCGATAGGGTGACTTGGTTCGTCAACATCTTTTTTACTATCATATGTGTTTTGATAATATGATGTTTTCCAACCTAACTTATATGTTTGTAATAAGTCTTGTGCCATTACTGATACAGGCACCTGACCATCTTCATAGTCTTCAGGATTGTATGACCAGTTACCTGATATTGCCTGGTCAAAATATTTCTGCATTACAGAAACTATATTTATATATCCTTCATTCCCTTTCATGTCCCATAACAATGTATAATTATTTTTTAATTTATTATACTCTGGAACAATCTGTTTTAAAGGGCCTTTTTTAGACTTTTTAACACTTATATAATCTCTTGGTGGTTCTATGCCATTTGTCGCATTTGAAACAACACTTGACGATTCACTAGGCATTTGTGCCGATAGTGTTGAGTGTCTTAAACCATGTTTCTTAATCTCACCTCTTAACCATTCCCAATCGTAAGTGTATTCTCTTTTTACAATTTCATCTACATCTTTTTTATATGTATCAATAGGTAAAATACCATCTGCATATTTTGTTCTATCAAAATAAGAACACTTACCTTTTTCTTTTGCAAGTTCATTACTAGCAGTTAATAGATAAAATTGAAATGCTTCTGTAAGTTTATCTACTTGTCGCCATGCAAGTTTCTGATCATACTTATAACCTTTCTTTGCAAGGTAATGAGCAAGACCTATATAACCAATACCTAAACTTCGTCTTGCCTTTGTAGATTTTTCAGCAGCGTCTATCGGATACTTTTGATGATCTATTATTTCATCTAATGCTCTTACTGCTAGATCACATAAAGGTTCTAATTCTTCTCTTTTGTTTATCTTACCAACATTGATGGCAGATAAAATGCATAAAGCAATTTCACCTTCGCCATCAATATGTTGGATTGGAGTGGTTGGTAATGTTATTTCTTGGCATAGGTTACTCATTGTAACCGTGTCCTTAAAGGAAGAGTGAGTATTACAATGGTCAATATTCATTATATAGATACGACCTGTTTCTGCTCTTTCTTTAAGTATATCAAAAAATAATTCTTGTGCGTTGATCTTTGTTTTCTTTACAGATGTTTTTCTTTCTGCCTTCTCGTAAAGATCATCAAACGATTCTGTTCCCCATGCTTCGTATAACTCTGGCACCTCGTGTGGACTGAATAGAGTTATATCTTCATTCTTAATAAATCTTTCATAAAATAGTTTTGACAATTGTATTGAGTAATCTAATTTTCTTACTCTATTGTCTTCACTACCTTTATTGTTTTTTAGAACAATGATGTCCTCTATTTCTTGGTGCCAAATAGGGAAGTGCACCGTAGCTGATCCGCCTCGGACTCCGTTTTGAGTGCAGCACTTAACGGTAGCTTCAAATTTTTTAAGAAAAGGAATAACACCCGTATGTTGCACCTCACCGCCTCTAATACGGCTGTTGATACCTCGGATCCTTCCTGCGTTAATTCCAATGCCAGCCCTTTGGGCAACATAACGCCCAACAGCCATGTCACTACTGAAGATACTAGGTAGAGTATCGTCAATGTCAACAAGGACACAAGAAGCATACTGCTTAAGAGGGGTCCTGACACCAGCCATAACAGGCGTCGGAATGTTGATCTTAAAAGTTGATACAGCGTCATAATATTTTTTAACATATGACATTCTCCTTTCTTTTGGATATTTTGCAAATAGTGTAGCCGCAATCATCATATACATAAATTGTGGTGTTTCATAGATTTTATTTGTTGATCTATCTTGCACCAGGTATTTGTCTAATACTTGTCTTAATCCTGCATATGTGAAATCGTAATCTCTATTGTGATTTAGCCAGTTCTCCATTCTGTCAAAATCTTTTCTTTGATAGTTTTTAAATATTTCTTCGTCATATAAACCTAACTCTACATTCTTTTTTACATGATCATAAAAGTGTGGGTGATCCCATAGTTTGCCTATGACTTGTTTTCTTAATGAGTATAATAATAATCTACTTGCTACATATGTGTAATTAGGATTGTTTAGGTCTACTAGGTCTGCAGCTGCTTTAATTAGTATCTGCTGTATATCATGTGTTTCAATACCATCATAAAATTGTAAACCTGATTTCATTTCTACCTGTGAGGCAGATACACCTGTTATATCTTCACAAGCATACTCAACCATTTCATGTATCTTTTCAATGTTAAGTGGTTCTGTTCCTCTGCCGTTTCGCTTTTTAACATTAATAGACTCGTTTCCTGTGACCATAAATCTCCTTATATTCGTTTGTATGAGTTGAGTTGAGTGAGTGCTGATAAACCTGAATAGGTATTATCGGATATAATTTTTTGTAAATCTTCTTTTGTCTTACCTTTGATAATCATTTCGTTAATATCTTTTTCTTTTGTTCCTTCTGGCCATATTACTATCATATAATCTTTATCAATCAATTTATACATTCTATCTATTATCTCTTTATTTCTCGGTTCATTATCAAAGATAAACACAACATCTTTGTTTTCAGCAGGTAGTTGTAAATCAGCACCACCAGCCGCAATACAATTATCAAGGAACAAACTATCTAAAGGACCTTCTACAACATACAATCGCTTATGAAGATTGACTCGTTCTAGTCCGAATATCTTTTGTTTATTCTCCTGTAGTTTAATTGTTAGATACTTGGGTTGTTCTTTACCAAATGCTCTACCTTGAATTGCAAAAACATTATTATCTACATCATAGAAAGGTATAATCATTCTAGGATGTTCGTATTTCTTATTTAGACTACTAAAGGTCCCTGGTCTTAACTTATTCACAAAGTCTTGGAACTTGTCGCAATAGTATAGTCTATCAAAGTATTCACTAGGCAACCTACGGTTTAAAATATATTTCTTTGCAGGATGCTCATCATCTAAATTACTAAAGGCAGTAAGGCCTTGTAGGGGTGTAGATTTTAATCTTTCTTTTGTGTTAGTTTTAAATTTATCAAATAAACTTTCAGCGTCATTTGATGGTTTAGATCCTTTGTATCTTTCAAGTATGTATTGGTCATACAAAGGTCTATCTACTAACTTTATAAGATTAGCCAAATTGTGGCTTGCACTACAATTATGGCATTTGAACAACATATCGTTCTTTACACGATACAGATATGCTCTTGCTTTTGTTTTAGACTTTTTAGAATCACCACAGACAGGACATCTAAAGTTAAAGAGATAATCTCGTTTCTTTTTAAATTGTTGAAGTCTAGGCTGTATCTTACTAATATAATTTAGATCAATGTAACCACTCATAGATATTATTATATACTATATAGTGTTTTTAGTCAAGCACCTAGGATACTATTTTAAGTATATCAAATATCTGTGGCATAGACAATCCTATGACTATTGCGGCCCCTATGATGATCCATCTGTATTTCTCAAAGACGCCTATCCTACCGTCTAAATTCGTGTTTAAAGTCTTAATTTCGCACATTAAACGCTTTTCTGACATCTCTATCTCGTCTGTCAATTCTTTGTGAATCTTGTTAATTCTACTATGTAATTCTTTATAATTATTATCAAACTCTTGTCTGCGATTCTCTATTAGGTTGAATATCGCTTTATCTATTTCTTCTTGTTTTGATAATTTTTCTTCGTGGACTGCTAGCATAGATTTGATACTGCCTGAAATATCAGTCAGTTTATCTATCGCATTATCCAGTTTATTGTTGACGCTAGCAACCTGTTCTACTTCGTTTT